TTAACCTGATCCATCAACTTGGCTATCTCCGGCATCTGTTCTCTGTTCTTTTTCTTTTGCTCCTCTCGGATCTGGTCTTTGATGTCGGCAACATCTTTCATGGTTTATCTCCGTATTGAATTCCGATGGCAGCCAACCCTCTTGCTACGGCGGCTGCCTTTGTTTCGTGAAGCGACCTTATCTGATCGCACAACTTAACAAAGTCTTCCCCAGACGTTGGAACCCCCCAGTCAGAAACAAAATCTGCGGCTTGATTGAGGGCAATCTTTCTTATTGCGGCAACATTCGCAAACTTGTTTGGATTCTCTTTGGTCATCTCAAGATCAAACGAAAGCTGGTGGACAGCCTGTTTATAGGCATCCAGCATCATGTGGGCTGACTCAAGTTCCATGAGTAAGTCTTCTACTGGTCTAGTCATATTGCTACTCCTTCTTCCTGCATGTATCTGTCGTACCTGTAATAAGTCGGGTGACTGGGTGACTGAGAATATGAGCAAGCGCCAGCCCTGTAGAACAGGCCAACCTTACCCTCCCAATCTCCGTGTCGATTCTTGTCGCACACCAAGATGGCATCAGGCATACCTTCGTCAACCTCTTTGCCAGCCTGAACCTGCTGCTCTTTGCGCTTATTACGCCACACAGTAAAGCACTGATCCACCTGATCTACGATTGCGCCACTACCCTTTGCGTCCATCTTGTTTGGTATCTGCATCTCATCTCCAAGCTTGCGGCTGTGGTGAATGATGTGGACATGGACGTTGTAGTCCAAAGCAAACGCACACACGCTGTCAACGAAATTCTTCTGACCGTTGTAGTCGTCCTCGCCTTTAACAACCTTCATGAGTGAGTCAACTACGAAGTGCTGAATGCCAAGCTTCTTCGCTGCGTACCTCATGATTGCCAACAGATGTGTCGGATCTGTCTGTCCCATCTTGTCGTACAGCCAGAGTCTCCCAGTTGCATGGTTGATTACCGCATCCACAAATCTATTCGTTGGTTGAGGAGCGCCAGCCGCCTGCTTACACATGCGAGCGAGAGTGGCTCTTGGCTTCATCTCGAAGCTTGCGATACAAACCTTTTGGTTCTGATGCAAGAAGTCCAGCATGACATGACTGGTCAACAGGGATTTGCCGTGACCATTGATACCCATCCACAAGCTCACCTCGCCAGCCCTGAACCTGATATGGTCATGCGTCTTGACCCAAGGAAGAGTAGCCCCCTTGACCATCTCCCCGCCATTCAGTAGCTCGATGGTCTCGTCTCTGTATGCCTTTGGCTCAGAGATCTTGTCCTTGTCGTGCGGCTCACTGGCGTACTCAGCGAAGTCAATGCTGTCAGCCGAGAAGATCATGTTAGATGACATTTTTTATTCCTTGAAAGAAAGGTATCTCGTATGGGTACAAACCTCTGTACTTGATTTCCTCAGAGTGGGATGGAAGAGATAAGTATGGGTCGCCATATATCTCAGGTGTGTGCTTCATGTGTGCGCCTCTTTCAACGCTCACGTTCCACAGAAACAGTGATCCATGAAATCCATTGCTGAAGGAATCCTCACCAATAGATTTGTTCTCAGCAATCGCAAGCGCGGTATCTTTGATTCGCTCCTGACTACAGGTGCTGTCGTAGACCAAACATATCTGAAGGTCACGAACCCATCGCCATTCATAATCTCTGGGGTGGACAGATGACGACAGAAAGATCTGCCAGTTGCCATCAACAAGATCCCCAACCAATGACACAAGAACCATTTCGTTTGGCTTAAAGCCAAGCATCCTTGATTCCCAAATCCTGTCTGCTCCATCAGGTAATAATTTCATTGCTTCATACCCCTTATGTAGTTTGCCAAATCATTTCTTATGTACATTGCCAAATAACCCGCAACAATTGGCGACATCTTTTCAACGTGCTGTGCCACCTCTTCAATGATTTCATCTCGGACGTTATCAAGGCATCTTTGAATCCCATCCATCTCTTGCTCCAGCCGAAGCAAGTCAGCCTCAAACTTTAATTGCGTCTCTGTCTTCATAGCATCCCCTCAAAATGAACACTGGTTTGTTCTGATGATTCATCCTCCCACCTGCGCTGGTTCAACCACGTACTGGGGAATGGAACGAATTGCCCACCGTCCTTTGTCCAGTCGGTTGATTGCTTGGATGCGTTGACAGAATCAAGCATCTTGGCAAGGACGGTCTCATCAGGATTGATCTTTGTGAACGCCTTCAATGCCTCGGCCTTTGCTACCTTGCGTGGGTATGCTGACCAAAAGGAATCGAACCACTCCGTAGGTAAGGTGGGTTTAAGGGTTCTTGGGTTCTTAGGTTTATGGGTTGCATCCTGAATCGGTTCTGTAATCTGTTCTGATTTCAGTTCTGATTTCAGAGATTCCTTCTTGCTGATCTTGGCTTTGTTGGCTCGTCTCGCTGACTCAGCCTTGCCGTGGTACTTCTCGATCTCGAAGTCGCAACGATCATTCCTCCAGCCATCATCGGCCTTCGTGAAGAACTCATGCAACACACGATCAACGTCTTTGGCATGGTCACGCATTGCGATCAAACGAGCGCAGTCTTCTGATTCGAGGGGGAGTGGCTTCTCTTCTGTGTAGTACACATCCATCAGCCTGCGGTACGCGAGGTCTTCGGTTTGGCTGAGATGCCTTGTCTTCGTCAGGTAGTCCCTGATATGAAATTGATAGCTGAACATTTAATCCTTTCTCACCTTTCTTTTGATACCCCGAAGGGGCAGGGAACACTGGTCGAAAGGAACAAACTACCAGTGCTTTCAGTTCTTAGAGCGACCAAGAACCTACCCTGCGGGACGGAGTGTCACGCATCTGAAAATAAAAAGCAAGCATACCCATGTGGTTTACTTGGTCTTTATTGTAGAAAACTACAATACATTGTATAATCGTGGTGAAAGACAGCATTATTTGCTGGATTTAAACTGCAATCTCTTTACAATGCGTCAACAAAGGAACACTATGTCAGACCAAAACAATGAGTTTTTGAGCGTATGGAACGCCTCATGCACAACCGACCCGCGCCACGTTAAATCATTCAGCAGGGGCGGCGGCTTCTCCGGCACAGCCATCAATCACACCTACCAACTCCGCAAAGCCACTGAAATGTGGGGGCCAATGGGCGGTATGTGGGGGGTGCATATCATCGAGCAAGGTTTGATGAACGGCGCACCCATCATCGTCGAGGATGTCAACGAAGAGTGGACGCTGGATGAAAAAGGGGAGCGTGTACTAACTAAATCAATCGTACACAAGCACTCTGTAGCCAACGAGTCTGTTCATTTCGTCAGGATAAAACTGAACTACCCAGTCTTTGCAAAGAACGACTCGGGTCAGGATGTCCACATCCGACAAGGTGAGGTAGAGCATTTCGGTCAGACCACATTCGTCGGCAAGAACAAGAACGGCTACTTCACGGACGAGGAAGCCCCAAAGAAATCCTTAACAGATGCTATCGGCAAGGCTCTGTCAATGCTGGGATTCTCTGCCGACATCTACCTCGGCTTGTTCGACGACAACAAGTATGTCAATGACCGCAAGGCAGAAGCCGCCAAAGCTGGCGCACCCAAAGCTGAGATCAAGGCCAAGATGACAGCCGAACAGGTGGACGCATTGAAGCGCAGGCTGTCCGAGTGCAAGTCAAAAGATACCCTCCGTGGTCAGTTCGCTCTTCTGTCTGAAGATGAGAAGGCTGTGACCGAGGAGTTCTGCAAAGCTCTCGCCAAGGGTTTGGAATGAACCCGAACCAAAAGACAGAACAGTGGCACAAGGACAGAGAGGGGAAGCTGACAGCTTCTGCTTTCGGTCAGGCGGCAGGACTCGGGCCTGGGTCACGGCAACTGTTGTGGCGAAGGATGATGGGGTTGGAAGAGCCATTCGTTGGAAACACGGCAACAGATTGGGGTGAACAGAATGAGGCTACGGCGATTGAGGAATACCGTAATCGGCATTTGGAATCGGGTGATTCCCTCGATTTGGTGGGGTTCGTACCGCATCCGGAGATGGCTTGGCTTGGTGGTTCACCCGATTTTCTTGTTGGGGGTGCGGGGTATGGCGAGGTCAAATGCCCATACTCCCAAATCCTCTACCCCGAAATACCATCGTATTACATGGCGCAGATCCAAGGCGGGATGCAAATCACAGGGAGATCCTACTGCGACTTCGTGGTATGGACGCCGGAGATGATGTCTGTCACAAGAGTGGACAGATCGGAAGAGTATTGGGACTGGCTGCATCTGCGGCTGGCTGACTTTTGGTGTTGGGTGGTAGCCCAAGTAGAGCCACCAAGAGAAAAGAAATCCCAACCACCAAAGCTCAAATCACATGCAACTTTTATTTACAAATTGAAGGATTAAAAATGGCAAATCTATCAGGTGTTTTCCGTATCGGTCGTGACGCAGAGATCCGCAAAACCGCCAGCGGCGAGGATGTCTGCAACTTATCCCTAGCCTATAACCACGGGCGCAAGGGTGAAGACGGAAGCCGACCAACCCAGTGGCTGGACGCAAGCTTATGGGGCAAACGTGCATCCACTCTTGCCCAGTACCTAGTCAAAGGCCAGTTGATATATGCCGTAATCAATGACCCTCACATCGAGGAGTTCAAGAAGAAGGACGGCGGAGCTGGCGTAAAGATGGCCGGATCTGTCGGGGAGATTGAGCTTATCTCTGGCGGGACAAAGAAGTCTGGTGACTCAAAGCCTGCGCCGGAAAAAGAATTCCCTGAGCAAGACGACGACTTGCCATTCTGACCATGCACCCAATCGTTCAAGTCATGTCCGACAACAAGGAGCTATTCAGTGATGACTTCATTGCGTGGCTCCCTGAGAATCTCCATGTATGGGACGCATTTGTTGGAGAGGCCAACAAGGTTCGCGGCAAAGGATTCAAACACTACTCTGCCCGAACCATCATCCATGTGTTGAGACACCACTCTGCTGTCGCTGAGACTGGCGGCGAGTGGAAGATCAACAACAACCACAGTCCGTACCTAGCGCGACTGTTCGACCTTATGTTCCCTCACTATGTGGGGATGTGGGAGTACCGAGAAACCAAGAAAGTAAAACAGAAATGAAACAGCAACGCATCTATATCGTAGGCCACGGCCAAACCATTCGTTTGGTTCGTGCCTCTCATCGTTCACAAGCACTGAGCCATGTCGCCAAGTCTTTGATTAACGTCAAGGTTGCAAACCAAGACGAACTGGTGGAGGCTCTTGGCCGACAGATCGCAGTAGAGAATGCCTCCGATGGAGAACAAGGGGAGTTAGAGCTATGAAAGAAGTGATCGGAGTCGGTGAGATTGCACGAATGCTTGGGGTTGTACCTGAGACAGCCCGACAGTGGTGCGTCTCAAAGAAGATTCCGGCATTTCGGTTCGATGAGAACGGTCGGTGGAAAGCCTACCGAGAAGATATAGCAGATTGGATTGACGGACATCGCAACCCTACGGGCGGCGAAACACCTTCGTCTTCTGAGCAATCTTCTTAGGCTGTGACACGAACTGCTTCCCTTGTTTGTCGCCTTGCGATTTGGCTTTGTTTGTTGAAGCCTTCTCGCTGGGTGACAAGCTGTCCCAAGCTTTTGCGGGGAGGTATCTTTTTTTACCCTCGGAAGGCTTGCCATCGGAGGTCTTCCAATCCTCCTTCGTCCACTTAGACAGAGACTTCTGTTCTCCAGTCTTGCCGCCAGAGTACCCGCCGCCAGCAGCCTCGTACTTCTGAGCTACCAGTTGAGCTTTACGGGCAGACCACTCGCCAGCGTCACCGCCCTTGCTGCCAGCCATTACCTGCTTCTTGATGCGATCACGCAACTCAGGCTTTGTATATGTCGTCATGATGATCTCCTCCATCTTCCTCTGTCTGCAAGCTCTTGTATTGTTCTCTTCCTGATGATGAACTCAATGGCGCACTCGACTCCGGGGAACATTGTTTGGTCTAAACGCTTTGCCCCGTACTCATAGCCATCGCTTATGAGTTCCATCTTAATTACTTCCGCCGCCTCGCCAAGATCGACAAACAGATCTGTCACGTTGATGGACTGATCTGACCAAGAGTATTTCTTGTGTGTGGTGAACGTCCATTTGTGGTCTGAGTTATAGGTGCTTGGGAATACACCCTGCTCATACAGATCCTCGTCGGGGACGGTGACAATGAGGTGGCCTCCACGCTTCAAGAGATTGAACCAAGCCTTGAGGCCAGCCCGTGGATTGACAAGATGCTCTAGGCAGTGGCTGCTGTGAACAAAGTCTAGGGACTCAGCAGGAACGCCAGCCATGAACTGTGCGTCCCCATCTTCTAAGTCCCATATCCTGACATCGCCCATGCCGCTGAACATATCTCGATGCGCTGAGATTGGATCTGGCCTACCGCCGATGTCTACTCCATTCCCAACAAAGTAACGCTTCGCAAAGTTCGGGTCACGAACTCTGCGGGTCATGGATTTACTGCACTCTTTCATTTCTTGGCTGCGATACGAATGTCCTCGACATCCTTGGCTATCTGGATGCGAAGCTGTTGCAGTCTTTCAATCTCAAGCCGCTTCTCTGCGCCACTCATCTTGGGATCGTCTTCCACCATCTTCACCTGTTTGCCAATGGTTGACATCATGTTGGTTCCTTTGGTGTACAGCTTGGCTAGGGCAATCTTGTCGCTCTTCTCCACGAACGCTTCCTTGGCTTTCTCAAGCTGACCTGAGTTCAGGAAGTGGCTTACATCTGATGTTGCGGTTGCGATGTCCTTGGCGTTCTCATAGAACGATGTGACATAGCGAGACTGTGACTGAGGAACTGTCTTGACATAGTTGCCCACAACCAAGAAGTCATCAATACGCTCGTACCGTGACGATGCGCCATCTTTGAATGGAGTAGCCGCCACATTGGATGCTGTCTGAATTACTGTTCCGACCCAGCCAAGGTATCCCTTGAGCAAGTAGTCGTACTGAATTGGCGATAGCTGCGTGGACTGTGTGCCGATAGCCCCGCCGGTAGCCTTAGAAGCAAACTCAGCGAACAGACTGTTGACAGTTCCAAGTGCAACAGCAGCTCCAGAAGTTCCAGGGGAGACACGGTTCTGGACAGATATTCTTTCCATGCCCATGCTTTCGATGGGCCGGTCAGTGAATCCGTCTTTGTTACGGGCGATGTCGTAGAGAGGACGGATGGCCTGTGGTATTGGGTTGATGGCGAAGGTGTCATGCAACACAGCCAGCAATCGCTTACCAAAGACCTTGCCCTCAACCTGCGAGTCAACCATCTGTTCTGTCATGCGCTCAACCAGAGTCGCAATCGCACCCATCTCGAATGGCTTGGGGATGCGGACGGCGTTATCTGTTCCGGGGATTTTGAACCAGAAGAAGGCATCACGATCCCAGTCTTCACGCTTCTTCCAGTCCTCATCGTCCTTCTGCGACAGATACAGGATCATGGCAGCAGTCACGACAGCTCCGGTGACAGTGGCAAACTTTGCCGCCTTCTGTCTCTCGGTGTCTGAAGCCTTGCCTGTCAGCACCTGCATGGTGGGGTCGAGTCCATCGCGGCCCAGCTTGTACAAGCCCTGAAGTCTGGCATTGAAGTACGGCAGAACCTGAGCTGCATAGCGGATAGCAGACCAGCTACCTTGCAAGCTGAAGTCCTGCAAATCTCTTGCGGCGTAGGATGCCTCAAGGTGCGAGGCTCCCTTTGCGCGGAGCTGTTGATACAGAGCAAGGCGGTTGGCATTCTCAGAGGCATCGCTCACCTCGTCGTACTTGTCTTGCATCTTTCCAAAGAAGGAGGCCACCTTCTCTGGTGTGTCCAAGATGTCGGCTTTGTTCACGCCGGTCTTGAGCAGGCGCTTCACTGATGCGGACTGATCTCCGTCGAAGGCGTTGCCCATAGCGAACAGGCCACCACCAGCAAGAGCCTCGGCACGTTCTGTCTTGTAGGCTCTCCAGCCCTGCATCACGTTACCCATTGGGCTGCTGCTGAGTTCAGACAGACCGATAGACTGGATCGAGTCTCGGATCAAGTTGTTGATCTTGAAGGTGGGAGACAAGGAGATGAAGCGAGTCAACGTAGTTTTAAAGCCACGCATGATGTCCATGCCCCATCCGTAGCTGGGCATCTGAGCAACAGCAGACAGTGATGTCAGAAGGAACTCGTCGTCGATGCGGTAGAAGTTTTCTTTGCCCTTCTCCATAACCTTGACAGCGCCCTTCTCCTGCCTCTCCAGCTTGGTCACGATGTCGCCCATAGCTGTAGCGGATGTCAATGCTTCCACGGCGGCTTGGTTCTTCATCGAGGCTGACAGGATGTGCGTCCAGTTCATCAGGACGTTCTCCATCAGGTCGTTGAGCGGACGCTCGCTGCCCTTTAGCTTCTTGGACAGATACTGACCAACAGCTCCAGAGCTGGTCTGGGCTGCCGACAGGCTGCCGTCATCTTCCATCTGTCGATAGAACGGGATGTACCAGATGTCTGCGGAGAAGCGTTTGTACCCTTCTGCATCAATCAACCCGGTGTCCCTGGCGACATCCAGAACAGATCTGTTCAGCTCGTTCATGTTCTTCAGGGTCTCGGCGTAAACAGCAAGACGAGACTTGCCATTCTTCATCGTACCCATGTTCAGGCCACGCAAAGACTTAATGTCTTCGGGGCTGAAGAAACGCTCGCGCTCATCCTTCGACAGAGCTGCCGCACGGTTGGCTGCAATCCAAAGCAGGAAGCGATCAACCTCTCCACCGACAGGATCAAGAACCTCCAGCAATCCCTGTGTTCCCTTCTTCACATTCAGTGCGCCGTCATCATTGAAGACTTGACCGTAATGCAGAAGAGCGGAGACAGCACCATCCTGAGAACCAGCAGACATGCGAAGCATGAGGTAGGCTTTCTGGCTGATGTCACGGACAGAACGGAACTTGTCGAACGTACCCTGAACGATACGCAGCGCAAAGTTTGGACGAAGGTGATCCAGTCTCTCCTTGATTGTGGGAGGAGAGTAGAAGCCTTTATTCAACGCACGTTCGCGGGTGTCTGGGCTGACATCAGAGAATTGATCTTCGTATCTCTTACGGCTGAACATAGGGAAGCCATCGTTTGCAACCTGTTCTTGCACACTTTCAGGAATGACAAAACCAAGTTGCTGTCCTGTTGACTCTATGTCAAAGACCTCAACTTTGCCGTCTGCCTTGAGGCTCTTCATGACATCCTTGGCAACAGACGGAAGTGTCTGGTTGTAGTATGGACGCAGATTTGCAGTCATCAACTTCATTTCCTCGCCAGTGAAAGATCCGCTAACTGTGTTGTATTTTTTGCTCTTTTTTGCACCCTTGCCTTCGAGTATGCGCTGAGCCACTTTATCGCCAACATAGTCAGGCAAATCATTCTCTGAGATTCCTGGCGCAGATCTATCTGGTGTGCCACTCTTTTTTATGGTTAGGGTGTATGTGTTTGTATTGTTGTCCTTGACGTAGGCAAGCTCGTCGCCCTTGAACTGGTAACGCTCGTTCTGCTGTTCACCTGTTGTCCAGACAACCGTATCAATGCCAACTTTCTGGGCATAAGCCATTGCCCTCTTTAAAAGAAGAGCCGTCCAAGATTCTGTCTTCTCTACAAACGGAGCCATCGGCACTTCACCAATAGCAGGTAGTGTGCTGAGTTCATTTTCTACCTCGAAGAGTCTTGCTTCTTTTTCTTGAGCTTCCTTTTCAAACCCCGAAATAGTCGCCTCAAAAACGTCATCATCCATGTCTTCATACGCTTCTCTGTCTTCGCGCATGTTCTCAATGTCAATGACAAGATCGTCAAGTCGATCTTCAAGAGACTCGGCTTCTTTTTTCAAGCTTGCGGCACGAGCAGATAAAGCACTATCGCTTTTATTGGCGAAGCCTCGTTTCCTTCCTTCTTGCGCTCTCTGACTTTGAATCTCTTCAATGAATAAGACATCGTTTCCATCTTTGTCTTTGCGCTGATTCATGCGAAGCCAGCCAATGGCCCTTCCTTGGGAGACATCTCCAAAGTGAACGTCATCGTCTTCTTTGTATTTGGCAATCGTGGGATCGAAAAGAACTAGCTCAACATAATTTTTCCCGCCGGGCAGTACAAGCCAATCATCCCCATGCTTTGGTCTTAGCATGTTGGTGACACGACCCCGTTGGAATCTTTCCATAAGGCGGCGGTGCTTATGCAAAAAGTTTTGCCAACCAAAGTTGTCGGTAATCCACTGGCGCATCTCCAGCTCTGTCATGTCGTCTGCGCCAGTTTCAAAAATAGACTCGTCTACGTCACCGATGTTATCTTCAAACTGATTTTCGGCAACCCATTCATCAATAAACTCACGCATGTCATCGGCAGTAGGCTCCCTAAACTCTGCAACTGGCGCACCATCTGGCCTATCACTGGTCAACAGAACATCATTGATGCCAACTTTGTTTGCTATAACCCATGTGCGAACCTGATCTGGCGTAAGTTTTTCTTTTTCATTTAAGCTCAGCCAGTCGTTTATTCCTACGTATTCAATCTCTTCCTTCTTGACACCAATATTTGAGCGATTGGATTCAAGCCAAGCTTTCCACTGCTGACCAGTTGTTGCACCATTTTTATCGAGGCTGATTTTGGGATTAACAAATGCACGTTCGAGTGCAGAGTAGAAGATCTCACCCTCTGGCTTGCGGCTGAACATGGGTGAAGGACGCTCTTGTTCCGCCTGCACTGGAGCAGGCTCTGCGACTGGTTGAGCTTCTGGTTGAGCTGGTGCTGCTGGCTGCTTCTGTTCAAAGTCTGCCAGAACGCTGACGATTGCTTGGCGTGCAGCAGCGACATCTGTCAACAGATTTTTGGAGTCCAGAGTCTGCTTGCTGCGGATCTTGTTCATTACTGAATCAAGGAAGTCCACAACAATTCTTGCGAGCTGTGTGAACATGCTTGGATTCTCATCGGCCATCATCTGCCAGAAGGAGGATTCACCGAATCTGTCTCCAACGATGTCGCCAATAGCTTCTTCCAGAATCAATGCTGGGTCTTTCATGCCCTCTTTGCTGAGCTGCGCTCGATAGGCATTCATGCCGCCCTGATCCAGATAGGGAGTCAGATGTTTTGTGAGCGCAGTATAAATTTCTTTATGGCTGAACCGCAAAGCATGAACCATCTCGTGGCCCAATACCCGAATGTGTGGTTGAGTGCTATTTACATTGACGAAGATTGTGTCTGACCCACTGAGGACAGCGCCGTCTATGAGGTCAACACTTCCCTTCTCCACTGCAAAATATACGAGCTTCTTTCCGAACAGATCGGCAATGCGTTGCATGGCAGGGAGGCCGGGAACCTTTCCAGCAAGATTGCCGAGAGGTACTCGCGTTGCGGTAAACGTCCCGCCTTCTCCTCCTTGTCTTGCAAGGTATCCTCTGACATCTTTGTTGAGGTCGTCAACGGTTTTGAGGTTGCCATATGCAAAATCCCTTCCTGTTGTAGCTGCCTGCGGAGTTCTGCTTAGGCTGTACTTTGCGCCAGCCCCTGCCCCAATATTGCTTTCAACAATCTTTTTCATGCTGTTGATTGCGCCCATAAGGTCGCCGTCATCAACCATCTTGTTCAGCTTAACAACGTCCTCAAAGTCAAGTCCGCCGTCTTCGTCTGCTCTGTTAATGCGCTCCTTAACACGAGCCTGCATTACAGGGTCAACTGCTGGTTTTACTTCTTGCGGTTGAGTCCCGCCTTCGACAGGCTGATCGCCACGGCCTGTTTCACCGCCGCCTGTTTGCTCTTCGGCCTTGACTCCCCGATCTTCCCCGACCGCTGAAACTTGTTCACCAGCTCCTTGACGTTGCTGCTTACCACCTTTTGTGACTTGCCTTGTTTGAGTGGCATCTGCTTCTCCTTGTTTTGATTTGTAGTCATTGACCAATCTATCAAACGCATCACCGGCCTGCTGAAGAACGAGCTGGTCTGTCTCTCCGCTGTCAGTGAGGGTATCAATCGTGTTTTGTCGGTATGCGTCCAGAGCCTCATCTAGTGAGGCGTACTCCCCAACTTGGTCAATTGCTGTATCAAAATTTGTTTTGGCGACACCAGCAAATTCGGCTCTTTGTGGTTGAACCGGAGCACCCGCCTCGACAGCAGGGGTTGTGACAGCAGGGGCTACTGCGGCAGGAGCTTTTGCCGCCTTCCCCTTCTTGCCCTTTACCGCCTTCGGCGCGATGACTGCTGGCGCTGCTGCTGTGACAGTTGGAACTGCTGGAGCGGTAGGGATAACGGCTGGCGTTACTACTGGAGCGGCAGGAGTCACTACCGGAGCAGCAGCGGTTGTTACCGGAGCAGATGGTGTTACTACCGGAGCTGCCGCAGGAGTTACCTCTGCTGGCTTCTTACGAGTCTCCACAAAATAGAACGTGCCGCCGCCTTCGGCTTTGGAGCGTTTACCCTGACGGATTCGCGCCTCAAGTCCCTGTCCGACCAAGTTTGTTTGGGCGTAGCCTCCGCTGCGCTGTCCTGTCTTTGCGTCTTTCGGGCCGAACAGAAAAGTCTCGGCAGCCTGGGGTGATGGGAATCTGTTCCCGACTGGGCCTTTGTCTGTTGTGATGCCGATCAATGGCTCGAAGCCTTGCTGTCTGGCAACCAAGTCTTCAGGCGACAGAGCAACCGTACCAGCCTGACCGCCTGCTGTCTCTGGCAGGATCACTGGTTGAGCTTCACCTTCGAGGGTGCGGGTCTCAAGATTGGGAGTTACGCTGGCTCGCTGGATGACAGGCTCGATTGCGCCTGTAGACCCACCGACTGCGGTAGATGCTGTCTCGCCAAATGCGGCAAGGACATCAGCCTCACGCTGCTTTCTGGTTTCAGCTCTGGCTTCAGGAGTTGGAGCCTCAAGGTCAACCAACATGCGCTGGGTAGCCAGTGCCTTGGTGACTACATTCTGGAATCTTGGATCGTCGCCAGACTCAATACCGTTGGCCTGAAGAATCGGGCCAAGATTGGGGTCGTCGAACATGGAGTCGAACAGTTCCTGACGACCATCATCGGAGGTCATATCAGCCTGAGCCTGCTCCAGAATCTGTCGAACTCTGTCGGGGGATGTCTTGCCTCCACGGAAAGCGCCGACCGCAGCACCAATAGTGCCGCCGCCTAAACCACCCAACGCAAAGGCATTGATGTACTCGTTCATGGCATCTTCGCCAGTGAGATCTTTGCCTGCGCCGAAACGCTCAATGGCTGTCTGGAATAGTTCTTGACCACCCTCAATACCAACACCAGCCGCACCGCCAATCAGCGCACGACCGGGGCGACCAGCGCCGGGGATATTGATCTTGCCAGCCGCAACGCCCAAGCCAAGACGATCAACCGCCGCCTCAGACAGACCGGCAACAACGCCAGATCCAAAGATTCGAGCCAAGTCACCGCCAGTCAGTTCGCGGCCTTCTTTCCCTGCCTGCTCTTCTGCCTCGCCATAAATGCCGCCAGTTGACTTGATGATGCCGGAGCCAACCAGAGCAGTACCAGAGCCAATGTTCTTGGCGACAGTCTTTGTAGCCTGCTTGAGCATCTGCTCCGTTGCAAACTCAGCGCCTTCTTTTTCAGCCAGCTTAGCGGCTTCCTTGGCGACCATGCCTTCGATCAGATTCTTGGCAACACCTTGAACGGCCTGCTTTCCAACAGCACCAGCACCAGCACCAGCCAAAGCACCGGCAGGGCCAGCAGTAAGTCCACCGATGGCAGATCCGAGGGCGGATGTGGCGACCGTCTCGACGATGCTGCCGCCAAGATAACCAACGCCATACTGCGCCCAATCAACCAAAGCACCAAGATCGCCCTGCTTAGCCTTGTCCCAAGCCTTGGTCACATCGTCTGTGTCCTTGGCTGTTGCGCCGATCTCTTTCATTCGGCTGCCGTACTCTCTCAGGCCATAGTTCTTCAGCGAAGTCATGGCTCCGCCAGTACCAAAGGCTTTCTCGCCAGCGGCTCCGGCAAAGCCAAGAGCGCCAAATGCTAAAGCTGGGGTCTGTGCCAGTGCTGTGCCGCCGCCTCGCATGAAGTCGCCGGTATCTTCGGTTGGAGCCTTCTCAACTGGCGTAGTTGTTGGAGAAGACTTTATGCCCATCAGATCATTGACGCTGAACATCTCGCTGGGCTTTGCTGTCGCAGTCTCCGATGGAGGTGGTTGACGGACAGCAGATCCCATGAGATCGTCCAAAGAGAAAAGATTGGCCGAGCCAGTCTGTTGCATTGAAGCCGATGATGACGGGGTAGAGATGGCGGTTCTGGGTTTTACGTCCCCGCCGTAAGATCTAGGAAGAACCTCAGTTCTTAGAGCTTCATCTTTTGACAGATAGAGAGAGTCATTTTCTCTGTCGATGTCCTCATCGCCAAATAACGAAAGACCTGTTGCCATTGATTGCCTCTTTAATCAGCAAAGATTTGTACGCCGCCGTAGTCAAAATACGAACGCCCTGTTTTTGGATCAGACTTTCTCGCAGGCAGTTTGCCTGATGCGGCGGCCTTGGCAGCACCAATCAAAATCTGCGGATCAGTTTTTGGATTCAAAGAGGCCAGATTGACTGCGATATTTCTACCAACAGTATCATTTTGGATAGATAGTTTTGTCGCCTCGACATCTGGCCCAACACTCTCCTCTAGCTTGAGAACCCTGTCGGCGTTCGGGAAGCTCTTTGTGATGCTCTCTACCTTGGCCCTGACATCAGCACCTTTGACTTGATCGTCTAGAGCAGCCCTCTGAGCGGAACGAAGATCTCTTGTTGCAAGAGCACCTATGCGCTCGACACCAATCTTCTCTCTCTGGAGAGCAACGTCTTCTTTGCGGTTGGCTGCTGCTGTCGCACGTTCCTCTTCGTAGCGTTTTGTGCTCATGTTTATTTCAAGAGCCTTAACTGGATCTAGCAACTTTAATGAAGCATACAAAGATTGTTGATCCATTGGTCGCATTTGAACAGCACCAGTTTTGTCGTCAACAACAGCTAGGTTATATGTCCCTGTCTTTGGATCTTGCGTGGTTCTTTTTGCGTCGATGCTTTTTCCATCATCAATGAACTGATAAACCTTTTGCAGCGCGGGTACTACCTGCTCAGGAGGGGCGTTAGCCGCAATAAGAGCTGCCGCCTTTTTCCTTTGGAAGTCATACCCCTCCTCTTTGAACTTCTCAATATCTCTGTCCACCATAATGGCTCGACCAAAGTCTCCTTTTGCAATCAGAGACTTTTTCATAGCATTGCCAATTAGCTGGTACTTCAGATTGTCAGCAGCTCGCTGGTCTGCGTATAAGCCCTCACCGCCTGACTTAAAGAGGTTCTCCTCTTCCGGAGTAACCGAGTTTGACTGGGCCTCCGGTGATGGTCTAACCCCAAGTCTTTGCATTTCCGCTTGGCCGTAGCTGCGATCACCCTTCTGTTCGACAGATTGAGTGGCCTGCTGAAGAGCCTGAACTTTCGTTGGATCTGCTAGATCCGCAAAAGCACCACGACCAAACTTCTGATCTTCCATCGCCGAAATAGCTTCTTGCTTTGCAGAGTCCTCAATCTTGGCCTGCTCCTCTTCTCGCTGCGCCCTTGTTTGTTCCAAGGCAAAACGCTGGCGCTCTCTTTCGTCTCGCTCTTCTTCGCGCTTCTGCAAGGCATCCATGCGAGACATCTCTTTGCTGGTCTTGTATCCCTCGACAGCGCCTTTTACAAAGCTACCTAATCCTGTTGCCATCATGCGCTCCTTTTATTCAGTGCTCTGCGTTTTTGAACAACCGCTGGAGTGTGAGTCGCCTTGACCAACTTGTCGAGCTTCTTGACTCCGATTGCTTTTACTGTGTCTGCTGGGATGACGTACTCGCCGTCTGACAGCATGGCTGGGATCTTGTCATCAACAGGCCCACCAGGGCCAGTGACTTTGCCGCCGCGACCAAGGCGCTTAATAGTTCCGCCATCTGCCTTAAACAACTTACCAATAGCCGCAGAGCCGCCCGGAGATCCTGCGTACATACCAGCAATGCCTCCGAGAGCGCCAAACGCATCTGACTGGTTTGCCATCTGTGTGTTGTAGCCCTGCATCCTTGCGTTGAACTCTTGTCCATAAATGTTTCCGGCTGTGCCAAAAGATGAAGAGGCTCCACCCAGCATCTGTCCAGTCTGTCCGTAGGACTTACCCATAAACTCAGAGGGAGCCATGTAGCTTCCTCCCGCAGAAGTTCCTGCGGACACAGCAGTACCCGCCGCCGCAGTAGCATTGGATGCAAGACCGCGACCAAGTGCGGCTGCATCGTACAGACGAGCGCGACCCATCTCCTCAGATGCGATTCTTGATTTAGTAGCTACACCAGCACGAGCCGCTGCCTCGCCTTGACCAAGCTGAGCATTGATTGCTGCAAAGCGAGCAGAGTTAGGATTGATGCCGTACTTCGCCATCGTATCTAATGCCTGCTGGCGCTGAACCTGATAGGCGCTGGCTACGTCAGCCATACCCTGAGAGGCAAGTTCTTCTTGCTTGGCGGCAGTGTTGTAGTCCTCCGCTTCAGCGACAAGCCTCTTCTCTAAAGGGCGAAATGTTTCGCGCTCGTAAGTTGCATACTCTTCTGCACGTTTGGCTGTGTCAGACATGATCTTTTTCTGAGCAGAGGCAATCTCTTTCAGATCATCTTTAAAGTCTGCATACTGCTCTTTAGAGAAATTCAGATACTCCATAGCAGTATCTTTTTGCATCTGACCAATTTCTCTCGACGCTTCTGCTGATGCAATCATTCCGGGGTTTGGATCAGGTGCGGCTGGCGTATCACCGCCAAAATCGAGCTGGCAAACAGATGACCCACATGCGCCATTCTGCTCTCTAAGATAGTCGAGCTTATATTGAGCGATTTGTTTTTTGGTTCCAACTTTCATTTCATTTCCTTCATGAAGTTCTCTAGCTTGTCTTTCTGTGATCGAAGACGAAGTTCAGGGCCTACCTCAGCCGCCCACTCTGGGCCACCTATTGCCGATGCTAAGTACAGAGCAATATCTGCTATTGAATAGCGGATCACATGAGCGATCTGCTTCGCATGGTCGTCGCCTTTTTGAAGCTTGTTGGCTACATGCCAGTTGATTATTCCTGTGCTGATGACAGTAGTTACGTCTAGCTGGTATCTGCGAAATGCAGGGTTCTTCGGAATCTCTACAAGCGCAAGCCAGAATGCTTGGTTAATTTCGTCGTCGCCTACTGGCTTGTCTTTATCTACTAGATTGTCCCAAACATCAACAATCTTTACAACAGACATTACAAGACCAACTGCATCCATGTCTCCGCGCATTGCAAACGTAAGAAACTCTATGTCATTCATTGAAATTCAGCCTTGCAATAATCTCGTTAACTTTTAAAACCGTCTCAGCAAGAGTTGCATCTGTTGGGAGCTTGGTTATTGCTCCCTCACGGATGCCAGTGATGATCTCTATGTTTTCTTTCATTGGCCTGAGTATCGTAGCGATAGAGACATCTTGTATAGATAAAGATGTTGGAATAGCTGGCTTTTTCATAGCTGCGCCAATTCTTTTGCTGTCTCTGCGATCTTGAATGCTCTAAGAGGAACATTGCCGCTGAGTCTGAACTGCCATCTGTCGCTCTTGAATCCAGATGGAAGGCGATATGTTGATCTGTCAGTAATAGATGTTGTTGACACCAACACTCCGTTGCAATAAATCTTTACTTGCAGGCTAAGAGTCGACACGCCGCCGGGGATTTTCTGAAGTATTGATCCACCTAAAACAATTTTGCCAATCTCAACACTACCTAGTGTAGAGAGAAGGTCAACGCCAGATGCAAAAACTGTTTGATTTTCAGCAATGATTGCATCAACTTCATCTTGCAACGCAGAAACTAAAGCAATATCTTCAAAGGCAGCATCTATCTGTATGGCAGAAAAGTTAACTGGTCGTGGGAGTATGTATAACTTAGACATCCAATCATAGGTGAGAAAGTTTAATGCGTCTGTTTCCCATGCGCTAACCACTCCGTTGTATGGAAAGAAAAGCTGCGCCGTGGTTGGATCAATAAATACTGCTGTTGTAAAAATACTTGTTGTAGTCAAGGCTGAGGCGGATTCGTTCCTGTCTAGGATTAAACACTCTTGGACAGCATTTGCTTGATCTTCCCAAAACAGGTAATACGCTCCATCTAATACAGCGCCCAGCATGGTAGCTGGGTATCTAAGTTGCCACTCGTCACGAGTGAACAATCCATTTGTTGTTACCCCAGCAAAGCCCTGAGAGATCTTCACAACCCCGTTGGGTGACGCATACATCACGCCTGTGTCGTCTGAGACGATTGATCTCTTAGAAACACAAGGCTCAAAGAGAGGTATCTTTGCCTGAGACATTGAGGATGGTGTCGATCCGCTGATGATGAATGGATTACCTTTTGTTGCAACAACAACAGATTCTCCGAATGCGCCAAGCCCAACAATAGGGAACTCAACAGTTAATGAGTATTCAACAGGCCATGCGTGAGGAATGTAAGGCTCAGAGAAATATATCTCGTTGCCTCTAAACCCAGCCAATATACCGTTAGCCATTGCCACAATACCCTGAAGGTCTGATGGGGGTGTGTTGTAGCTGGATGACTCAAGAGCGCCACCTAGCTGAGCGGCTGTTGTTGTATCTGAATAAGATGCTGCGCCAATGGCAACATCCGCAACTTTAAGATATATGGTTGTTGACGTACCAGATACAGCTCGATAGATTCTCTTTGTTGTTATGTTGTAGTCGCCAGCAGGAGCTGTTGTTCCAAGACCAGAAACGGTAACAGTTCCACCAGGAAGAACAGATACAACAGATGAAGCAGGAGATGGGGCTGACTCTTCTTCTGTAGTCCCAAATATTGATATATACGTAAACAAATAAACACGACTCTCTGCCGTACCAGATCCTCCGGCAGCAGATACGCTGGGGGCAGATGTTGGCGCAGGCACTCCCATCTCATAGTAATCACCGGGGAATGGTGCTGTGCCAGTTTCCGAGAGAGTTGAGTTTGTTTTCTTTGGGGTTCCGCTACCTGTGTAGTAGATTGGATTTAGGCCAGTATCAAAGATTGGGCTTGGCACAACATTCACATCTGTTGACCACGACAACCACAAATCATCGCCAGCAACATTCTTGTGTTTGTATATTGACTTGACGCTTGAGGCTAAAGACGCAGCCCCTTCGACAACTCCCGGTTTATTCCACGCCCGAAGCTCTCCGCTATACAGTTTTGTATTGATTGCTATGGTGGCCTCATTGTCTTTCAACAAAGCAGGGCCTACCCTCGGCGCAATGCCAGCAAAAGCGGAGATCTTCAGTGCGGCCATTTAAGCAACCAATCCATTCAAGTAAGTCGTCTTACCGGCAACCTTGGTGGCAGTCAACTCCTGCTTCTTCAGATTGTTCGGATCATAACTAACATGTACCCAGCCAGAATCAGGAATGCCCGGAGTGTAGAACTCAAGAATCAACTGCGTATATTCGAGATTATCCATGATCCATTGCGCTAAGTCAGCATTTGCTACACCGGGAATCTCAATATCGGCTGCCATCCCACGGCAATGGTCTGAGGTTTTTGACCCTCCCACTGCTGCATTTGACTCAGGACTGCGGAAGGCTGAGTTCACCTTGACCCCTTTGCCGTAGTGCTCACGGACAGGCTGTAATACTTTTTCGCACAAAAAGCGCAGATTCTCTGTTGCCTCATCGTCTGGGGTGTTGTCGAATCCCATACGCATGGCTGTCTCGGATTTGCACATTTCGTGCAGGCTGAAGTTTGCTGTAAGTTGGGTCATGGTTTACTCCTTAAGGTTTGATAGACGGTGTTGTAGGCATCGATGCAGGCGTTGAGCTGTCGAGTGTTGGCATCTCCTTGGTCGGTGATGGCGACAAGAGATTGAGCAGTCGTTGCGTCAAGTTCGCCTCCTGTTTGAACGCTATCTCCGGCGGGAGGGGTGGGATCTCCGGCGGTTTGTACGGGGCAGACGGGGCTTTTGACAGGAATCCGCAGCTTGAGACTGCCAGAGGCAATAGCAGCATCACGCTCCTTTGCAGCAATTTTTGCATCGTAGTTGGCCTTTTGAAGTTTGGTTGCTTGGGTGGTCACAGCAGAGATGAGAGCCTGCTCTTTTGCCCTTGCTTGGGCATTAAGCTCGGCAATCTCTAACTGCTGTCTTGTAACCTCATCATGCTGGCCCTTGTAGTACCCACTGCCAGCGGCAGAAAGAATAGCAAGCAAGATTCCCAGCATGACGTAGGGATTGAATATGCTCATGGCTTTGGGGGTTCGTCGTTATCTGTTGCCTCTGCCGTAGCAATAGCCTTAGCAGTTGCAGAAACAGCAGTGCGACCAGCAACGCCGCCAAGAACACCAGTGATGAACACCATGATGGTATTAATCTGTTGGGTGTACACCTTGTCTATCGCAGCCATACCGCTCATGGGTTGGGTTACAAATGAGACAGAGTACAGAAACATAGCGACAGATCCCAGAAGGATCATGGTCAACGAAAAGATTACGATGGCCCAGATCCTGACTTCAATTTCTTCAGGAGTCAGGCGGTTGTTAGGTTTGTATCCAATGGTTGGCATTATTTTTTCTCCGGTTCAGATTTAGTGAGTTGCTCAGGACAAGTACCAGTAGCGGTACAGATTGGCGGTTTACATTCAGTATTCTGCCAATTCTGTGGGTCTTGGCAAGGATAGCGGAATCTGTCCTCACAACCAACCAACAGAACCAACAGGACTGATAAGCCCCAAATACAGTAAATGTTCATTTTTGTTTCTCCCTTTCTTTCTGTTCAATCTGTCTTCTCATTTTCTCAACCTTCTCGACTTGCTGCTTTACTTCGTGCTTTGCCTCAAGGGTCTCAAGCAACAGCATAGCCATGATTGGCAACAGTAATGCGACAAGAACACAAGCAGCAATCCATCCCACTACGCTCTCCCAGTCTTGGTCACGAACACGATTAGCATCCACAGATACAGGAGGCAAAGGAAAGCTACCAACAGATATGCCTGTTTTTCTTGTAGGAGGCGCTCTTTTTCCTTTCGTTGCCATGCTTCTGCGTCCCGCCTTTTTCTTGCCTTCTCTTGCTCTGCCGCAATAATGTCCTTCATGCTGAAAACTTCGCTATACAGAGCACCCATTTCAGGAGGAGACTGATAGACCATGCACTCTCGGATCTGGACTACAAGTCTTTCCATCTCCTGTTGAGCCAAGACTCTGTTCAGAGCTTCTTCCATTATGTTCACATCGTCAGCAAAGACTACTGTCCTTGACTTCTCTTCGGAATCTCTAATGTGGGCTTCAAGTTGTTCTTGTAGTTTAAAGAACTCAGTAAGGTTCTTAACGATGTCTGCTTTGACTTGAGTCTCATCAACAGCAACATACTCAGACTTTTTACTCTTTGCAACAGATTTTAAAGAATCTGTCTTAGTGGTTCCGCTAAATAGATTTTTCAGCGTACCCCAGATTCCATGTACTTCCTTGCCAATGGCTACTACTTCATTGGCTGTATTCCTAATCTCTACGAATGACTCTTTGGCCTGCTTATAAAGATCACACCCCGCTTGTATATTTTTTACAAGGCCAGCGGCAAGAAGACAGATTGAGATTGGATCAATTTTATATTCCTAGTAATTTTTTTACTATGTCGGCGGCTACACCTGGGCCAAAAAGAATTGCTACGATGACAATATAGAGTTGTATTTCTATATTCCTCATGCGAGTTTTACCCGCATCAAGCTTATCCTCTATGCTCTTGTACCTTTGAGAGCAGACAGCCTCATGCACAGCAAGCTTTGTTTCTGTTGATTTTTCCATAATTAATTTTAAAAGCTAGTTATGATTACTCTTCCAGACCCGCCAGCAGACCTGGTTGGGCCTCCCGCCCCACCCGCACCTACCGTAACTGTAATTCCGTTATTTAAGTAACTCAATGGAATTGTAACTTCTGCATAGTTACCCCCTTTAGCTCCAGCAACGCCAAGACTACTAGCACCGCCACCGCCACCGCCAGGTGCGCTACCTGCTGTTCCAGGCCCTCCACCATTGCCACCAAATTGACTTGTACCGCCAACTCCGCCTGCGCCTCCTGAACCACCACCCCCGCCAAATATTGAACTTTCTCCACTTGTATTAGTACCACCGGCAGCTCCACCGCCAAAGGTAGTACCCGTGCTAACAGTATTTGCGAAAGGACTTACGGTAGATGAGTTTATATAAGTGGTATTTAAGGGAACAGAAGAAGTGCCTCCGTTTCCTGCTGTTTCACCATCTCCTCCATTCCACATTTGAATATATGCCATGTTTTGACCACCAGTGGGCTTAGTCCATGTTCCGGAAGAGGTAAATACTTGTACGTTGGTTGCAATACCTGAAGAAGTACCTGTTCCCCCATTTGCTACCGCAACTGTTCCGCTTACGCTCCCTGCTGATGTAGCTGATGTAGCAGTGGCGGCATTACCTGTAATGTTTATGCCCCATGTACCGCTTGCCCCAGTACCAGTTGGTGAAGGGACATTAGTGCCAATTACAGAGCCAATTGCTGATCTTGCCGCAGCAGCGTCTGCCGCAATAAATACAGCATCACCTACAGTTGTTGAACCCAAGCTCGTTCTTGTAGAAGAAGCTGTAGCAGTGTTGAACACAGGAGTTCCGCTAAATGTGGGGTTGCCTGAGAAGGTCGGGTTGCCAGAAAGTGTTGGGCTGCCGGTATAGGTTCCGGACATAGACCCGCCACCACTCAACGCAACAGTTCCACTAAATGTCTTGTTGCCTGATATGGTTTGAGTGCCATCGAGTTGAACAAAATTCTCAAGGGCTGTTGAAATCAACCGAAGTTCAACCTTGTCACCTGCCGTATATGCGCGAGCAGACGACCCTCCCTGCGCCCTAACAATAGTGAACGTGTCAGATGAGCGAGTGGTGACTTTGACAAACTCTATCTGGTTGCTTGAGTTGACAAGAGCAACGTAGAAGAATCCGCTTGTTGTTGCCGGGAACAGAGCGCCTGTTCCTGAAGCAACAGTCAACGACAGATCTCCGATGAGGATTGAAGATCCTAGCGTTGTGGTTGCATTGTTTGTAAATAAGACTGGCATTGCGCCTCCTCTTTCATTTTTATTTAGATTGAATTAAATTTCGTTTAAGGTGATTCTCTAGACAAGCGCCTATCAAACCATCTTGCTGAGAGATATGGTAGCCACGCTGTCCATACGCCATGAAATGTGGGTAAGACCATCTAAAAACACCGTTGCGTGAAAACATAATTTTGTAAGCATTGATCCATGTGGACAATTTAAAAAAGCCACCCATGCGCCAAACATTGCTGGTTGTCTGCCGAACAAGCTCAATTAAATTTAAGATATACATGGCTCGCATCCATTTAATGCGCCATTCTTCTGAACCGTCCAAGTCCCTGTACAAATCTATTGCAACTTTTCTATGGTTTATTTCTTCTACAGCGTGCCACACCCAAAGTTTTTTGGTTGCAGGATCAGCGTTATCAAGTATGTGTTGGTTTTGCAAAACCCAACAAGCTAAAATTGTTGTCAGATGCTCTATTGCGGCAGTAGAGGCAACGTAGTGCCTAGAGTTTTTTCCCTTTATTCTTGCAACACGCCTTGCTGTCCTAGTCGACCAATTGTTTACAAATCCATATGTATCAATGTTTTTTTGATTGTGAATTACATGCGCCCTACTGTGATTCATTTCTTCTTTACAAAATCTATCAATTTCAGATTTCCACTTTTCTTTTAACTGTGGCGAAAGATCGGCAAATCCCCTTTGTAACGAGTCAATAAAAAAATCTTCACCGCCTGGAAAACTCATTGACAACGCACACATGATAGCCGTTACAAATGAATCAGGCTTACCCCACTCAACTGGTTTGCCATTGTTGAACAGTTCAATTTGCATGTGTTCAAATGTTTGGAGAAATGGTTATTGGATCGACTATTTGCTCTGCAACCCAAGTTGTATGACCATGCTCATTTGAAAATTCTCGGCAAACAGAAATCTTGTGCGTTTCTAAAATTTGCTTTGAAATTTCTGCTATAGCGGCTTTTGCCAATTCTTCTGTTTCGCAATACGTGTGTAATCCAGTCAACGGATTAAAAACTTGATACTTGCCCATTGTGAACACCTTTCCTGTGTAACGTACAAATTTTTCTGTTTCTCTTTGTTTTAGATACCAAGCAGTATCTTTCATTAGATTGTTTTTTATACAATATTCAAGACACACGGCTTCAGTTTTACCCCACATATTTCCAACAGTGTGGTAATGGTCATCAGGTGATCCATCTTCATTTGCTGGATCGTAATTTTTTTGATTTGGCCTGTCAAAACTAAGCCCGCAAGAACCAAGATGCAAAAGAAGCTCTTTGGTCATTAGCACTTCGCCTTGTGCATTTACTCTTTCCGTCATGATACTGCTCCATAAACTCTTGTTGTGTTTCCGCTTACCCACGTAACAGAAAAACCATTTAGCGCAACAGCTTTTCCTCCTGCGCCGCTTGTGTAGCCAAAGCCTTTAAAGCCACCTGATGCTCCCCAGCCACCACCACCAGCGCCCCCATCTTGGCCTCCAGCGTCTCCGGTAGCGTTTGCAGAACCTCCAGCACCGCCGGTAAATAAAGTTCCTACTCCCCCTGCACCACCCGATCCTGGCAAAATTCGTCCACCGGCTCCGCCTGATCCACCAAATCCACCCTTACCACTGTCCAGTCCACCGCCACCACCGCCAGCGCCTCCGCCAAAACCCGACGATGTTGTAGTAACATTAGTGCCATTGGCTCCAGTTGCGCCAGGGCCACCTCCAGTGGCGTTGTAAGCACTATAGTTTGGAGGATTACCACCAAAACCACCACCAGCGCCACCGCCACCGCCGCCTTGCTGACCAGCAATACCACCTACAGATCCACCACCACCACCGCCAGCAATATAAGCGCCGCCATTTGTGTTGTTTATGGTTGCAGACATGCTTAGACTTAATGCGGTGCTGCCATTTGAACCCGCTTGAGGGCCACCCGCTACCGTTGTGTTTTGACCACCGCGACCACCGCCACCAAGAATAAATCCATTATTGACAATAGTTAATGTGTCACCAGTTGTGCCGCCCGAAAGTGTTAACCCAACTCCTGGCACAGCCGATGTGTTACTTGTACTTGCATAAACATAAACACCTGAACCAATAGTTACCGTTATATCTGATTTACCAGCGATATATCCACCAATAGCGGATAAGTTTAAAGAAGCATCTGCGGTGTTTGATGAATATGTAAATGAAATAGCAACTCTATTTGCTTTTCCGTAAAGCGAACTCATGCTCCAAGCTGTTCCACTGCCACCAACACCAGCAAGAGTACGCACGTTGGCTTGATCCATTGTGATTGTTGATGTCAATCCCAAACCAAGTTCTTGAGCAACACTAACAGGGCTGGATGTACCGCCCATGTTCAATGGCCCACTTGCTGGCATTACCATTATTTAGACTCCAATGCCTTCAATCTTGCTTCAAGATCTACAACACGTTGTGCAAGTTTTACACAAGCTACCAAGGCGGCGTTTCCGTATGCCACAGACAGGTTGCCATTTTCATCTTCTAAAACTGCGTGTTCCATGATTGGTCGTAATGCTTGTGCTGATACACCGACTTGTGTAATCTCTTCATCAATACGATCATATATTCCGTGTTTTACAGTGGCAAGTTGCTCAACAAAATTAGGTTGCAAGTCGCGCCAATTTTTCTTTTTGCGTTCATCCGAATAGGCTGTGACGTTGGCGGTGGCGGTGACGTTGCCGGAACCATCCCATTGGATTAGCCATGTGCTATCTGCTTTGTTGTAGATGCCACCATAGCCATCGGAAGATCGAGCCATCAACGTATTACAGTTTGTGCCAGCAGTATCTTTAAAGTTTAAACCCGCCCAACTTCCCTTTTCTCCCCTTATAGTCATCGCCCCATAAGTTGCACTTGAGCCACCTGTTGCTGTAAATGTCGTTCCCGACATTGCAATGGTAGTTGCACTTACTGTACCGCCTGATTGGTTTGTTGCTGTTGTAGCAGTAGCCGCATTACCAGTACAAGAGCCTGATGATCCTGTGACGTTGCCGGTAACATTACCTGTTAAGTTTCCAGCAAACGCTGTGGCTGTGAGCAGTCCAGTGCTTGGGTTAAATGAAAGCTTAGTGCTGGAAGTCCTGACCGAGGAGAATGAACCTGAGTTTGATGTAGACAGTGCTGGGTAATACGTGGCATTGGTTGTCGTATCGTCGGTGATATTTGACCCTGCACTAGCCCATGCAAATGCTGATCCATCCCACTTCAGAAACGTATCAGTTGTTGTTGGCGCAACTGCAAATGCAGATGCCCCAGATCCTGTTTGATAAGCAATACGATTGGCTCCACCACCAGCAAGATTTGTTGCTGTTGTCGCCGTATCTGCATTACCCACCAATGCCGCTGTAATTGTTCCTGCGGTGAAGTTGCCGCTCGCATCTCTCTGAACGATTGCCAGAGCCGTGTTTGCGTTTGTCGAACTTGTCCATGTCGGAACAGATGCGCCGCCAGATGTAAGAACTTGTCCAGCAGTGCCAGCGACAGAGAAATCAAAAGAGTCTGCTGTTCCGTAAGCAATACCACCAGCAACTGGGGCTGAGGGTATCAGACTCTTCTTAACAGCAGAAGCAACTCCAGATCGAGCATCTGATGTGGACAGATACTGTGGGTGGTCATCATCTGTTAACCCAGACAAGTTCCCATGATCTGTGACAAGAGCCGCAGCCACTCCAACAGAAGAGATACTTCTGATGTCCGTGATGCCCCTTAATCTTGCGTGGGGAGTATTTGAATAGGGGCTGTTAGACTGGAATATAAGCTTGTACAGCGGCCTGAACTCAACAGATGGGAATCCTGGCAAGTCCAAATCCTCAAACACGGCAGCTTCTGCATTGTTTAGCGTGGACAGATTTGATTGGCTGATTACTCCAACTACCGGATAGTTAAGGTTGTTGGTTGCAAGAATCCATGTACACGTGAAGTCTGTATTGGCTACATCAACAAGAGTCCAAACACCGCCAATAAACAGGTTGTACTGTGGCCTAGCTGTTCCCTGCTTAACGGGATAGTCGGTTGGAGATGTGATTCTCCACTCACTTCCTTCAAGATACAGAATTGGTATGCGAGCTGGGCTGTTGAGATCTTGCTCAAATGTATTTGCTGTTGGAGTGTTGGACGAAACAATGTCAATCTGCATGTCCTCGTCAAAGAACGTGCCGCCTTCTATCGTTATCTGTGCATCTGCATCTGCACTTCCGTCCCCAGACAAGGTGTATCCACTGGCTGCAAATCCATTTGCTATTGCTGCGCCGCGAGTTCTGTGAAGGTACTCGTGTGTTTGCCAGTCAAGAGTAACACCATGACGTTCATCGGCAAAGTAAACAGCCTCGTTGTTTGTTGCGTTCCAATAAACATAAGATGTTGGCGCATCTTCATCCCACGTGAAGAATGACATCTTTGTTGACAACACGCCAGACGAGCTGAAGTAAATGTAATGAAGGCCAGCAGTGTCTGGAATAACAACTGTCTGTGCTGTTGTGTAGGTGTACTTCTCGCCCTTACACCAGACAACAAAGTTCGCGCCAACAGGGGTAATCGTGAATGTGCGTGTACCCGCATCAAACGAAATCGTTGACTGTGTTTTATCGGCATGGCCCATAGGCTCGCCCATGACAGTCTGCGACTCATTGAGACTGGTTAGGTTGGCATCCATCTCCGCATTGGTTAGCGGAGAACCCTTGCCCGAGCGAGTTGTAATTGCGGCCATGTGATTAGCTTACGGTTACAGTCCAAGTGACAGACATTGCATCGTCTGAACCCTTATTGACAACAGAGAAGACGGTTCGACAAAGCATTGTTCCGCCAGTGCTGTTATTCAAAATGCCAGCCTCTGTTACCGCGCCAGTGCCAGTGCCAGCAGGGAATGAAGCTGTGTAGGTAACAACAGCGCCGGAAGATGCTGCACTTGCAAGAGCCACACGACCAAGCTGGCTTTCCATGCCTGTATCGCCAATCGCAGCCGCAGTGGTTCCAGATCCAATAGCCATGTGACTCATCGCAACAGGACTGTTGGTGGTTGTCTTCAGCATACTTGAAGCAATAAATTCCTTGCCTGCTGTCAGGACAAGGTTTTTGACGCTACGAGTATCTTTGACAAACCCATGCTTGTCAGTGACCACAATGTCAACATGACCCGTAATTTTGATTTCTTCATTAACCATGATTAACCTCGTTTAAAAAACATAACCTACACCAACGTAGTCTTCAGCAAAATACGTTAAGTCAACATAGTCTTGCTGCACCAAAATGCCCGAGTCACTTGTGGAAACAGAATCTGTTCTTGTTTTTGTGAATCCTCGAATGCTTGCATCCGAAGCAGTGACAATGTTTTGAACAGCGTGAGCAAATGCAAATGTTATTCCGTCAGTGGCTTCCGATGAGTCGTTCATCGCAAACCCATCTTGGAATTGCTTAGAGAAGCTTTTGGCAATTACATCTTCTGGCGTGACATACTCGTATACAAATTTTTCAAATACCTTTGCAAATACGTCATCAACTCCCTGAGTTTCCGCAAAGCTTCTAATTAGAATCAAAGTCCTTGTTAGGCTATCCAGCAACGTCACCGTATCAGATAGTGGTTTTTCAAAAGACTCAAATACGTAATCGGTAATCAGTGCGCTGTCTGCTAATGACTTAGAAAAAGAAAAAGCCTTACCATCAGACACTACAGCGGAGTCTGTTATGAAGGCAAACCTTCCTGTGCTATCTAGGCTGGCAAGAACCTGCAAATAAATATATGATATTTCTGAAACTGGTATTGATCTCGATACATCAACAACTGGATCTACAACAGACACGGCTGCACGAAGCTTAACGTCTGTTGACGAGACGGTTATTTTTGTAACCGCGACCGTAACCATTAGAAGTCCTCGCGGATCTTAAATTTCAAAAGATCGTAGACGGTTTGAATCTGCCCATCGCTGAACGTGATTTCAATCTCACCCTCATAATCTCCTGCGTCACCTGTCAGCATTGCTGGAGCGGAGGCTGGGTAGAAGGCGACTTGTCCAGCAGAGCCAGATGTCACCGTTCCCGTTACGGTAGCTTGGAGAGTCGTGCTTCCGACTGGGCGGAATTTCAAAACGACAGTGGCTCCAGTGATGTTGACCGCATCTCCTGTGGTCTCATCGGTGATCGTGCAGACAATGGCTGGACGAGTGTCGCCTTGAACAAGTTTAATTTTGTCTGTCATGGCTTCCTCAACTGGACTTGTAAAGTAGATCGCACATTGCCGCGCAAGGCTCTCTGTCTAGCGTCATTCAATCCTGTCATGTAGCGAACCTGATTAAAGTTTGCTGCCTCGTTGTTTGAATAAGGCTTTCCAGGTGTCAGCATCAGCCTTGCCTTTGCGCCAAACCCAAGAGTCTCGCCCCAGATCTCAAACAAAAAATCAGCAACCTCTGTCACTGTTCGCAGGGGAACGAGAGCCACCCTCATTGTAAGGGCGCTTGTGTACTTTTGATCCGGAATTGGCAGAATTGTGAAGGTGTCCACATCCTTCTGGGTATATCCGGCGGGTGGGCCACTGCTGGGGTTGTAGCCAGTTATGTTGGTTCGATAGGCATCCGGCACACCAATACCATCAGGAGCCAAAGCCTCAAGCTCCTGCCCCAGATACCAAACCTTCATGATCTTCTGAATACGGTAGTTTTTGGGAGGCTCCAGATCGTAATCTGTTATCCCTTCCAAGACGGTGATCGCGTCCATTGTGTCCTGATGGATCAGGCTCTTCTCGCAGAACTCAATGATTGTGTTGCGTAGAGCGCGGATAGCCATGTCTGACGGGCATCCGGGTACATCGGGAAGGATCTCTGGCAGGAATGATTCGAGTGTCTTCATGTGATTCCCAGCAGTGCAGACTTAAATTTTTGGTACAGGGTGGCAGACCGACCGTCCACAGCAAACTCATCATCCCGCAACTCGGCGCGGTGGACAACGTAATCGACCATTGCAAGAAGGTAGTCGTCAGAGATTGGGATCGTGGAAGCAGCCGTATAGCTTGCGAAAGACGTAGTTAGGTTTGACAGAAACAGATCTGGCCTGACTCGACGAGCCTCGATAAGAGCCGAGCGAGCGTAGCTCATCAACTGGGTCTCCGTATAGCGAGGGATTGGGTTCAACTCAGTGGTTTCGTCATTGAGGAGAACTCGCGCATCGTCCATTACATTTTGAAATGTTGCCATTTATACTACCAAAGTACCTTTCTAGCCCAGTGATTTGCACTGAACACATCATCCTTGGTGGGCTGACCGCTTTTATTTTTGATGCCTGCTGATCGCGCAAGGTAGTTCTTGCGGCGCTCAGGGTCTTTGTGTTGGGTGAAGTCTTCCATCCCGCGCAGACCAAAGCGAACAAGCTTCACTTCTTCGCCTTTCTTGGCAAGAACGACCTTCTTTTGCTTTGCGCCAGCAGGGGCATTCTTTGGCTTGTTGAAGCCATCAAACTCTTGTCCGCGATAGACGAGCTTGCCACCTTCGCGCTTTATGTCCTTTGCCTTCATGCGGCCTCTTTAAACAGTTTGATGGTGATCTCGTCCTGCACGGAAACCTCGTCGTCAGTTGGCTTCTTTGGCTTTGGCTCGTCTACGACCACCTCGTACCCCAGCTCCAGCAGCTTCTCGTCGTAGACCACTATCCTGCCCGTGCGCTTGTTTCTCATGAACATGTGATTCTCCCAACTGGAATACTGATTCTGGCCTGATTGACTGCAAAGACTCGCAGTTTTTTGAGCATCGCTCGTCCCAACCTCGATCTCGCTGCCAATAGCATCCAGTGCATGGCATGTCGGAGCTTATCCCAACGATAGATTCTCCGCAATCAAAAACAAAGTTTTTGTTGGTCGGGCCAAGAACAACAACTGCTGGCGTTCCGAGCATTCCGGCCACATGAACCATGCCACTGTCATTGCCGTACAGGATTGTCGCACTGCCGATCAACTCAATCACTTCCTTGATTGGCATATCCCAAAGAAATCTGTCCGCAGGAAGCTTCTCGACAAGCTCTCTACCCCTGCCGGAGCCTATGACCACCACTGAATAACCAGATTCTGTCAACAGATTCGACAGATCTGTCCATTTTTCTGCATTCCACGACCGGACTGACCAAACACTGAGGGGGGCGATGACCGCCAACTTCTTAATTTTGGGGTACTCGACCACATTTGCTGGCCTCTTGGCCGTGCAGTCAGGGATCTCGTAATAACGCTGGAGGCTTTTGATGTACCAGTTTGGCCTTGATCCGCCGACAACACCAGATTTAAGCTGTCCGCCGTAATCAAGATTTGCATTTGCGAAGAGATCTGACTCCTGACAAACACTGACATTAGGATGCGAAACAGCAGAGAGCCAGTCGACATGTCTGGTATGGAACGTGACATTAAAACCTTGATCTGCTATCCCGCAAGCCGCATACATTCCGCAAACAGCATCTCCGATACCCAACGCAGAGTTGTAGAACGTGATGTCCTTCGTCTTCTTTGGCGGGTCTCGTGGATCGTCCTCATACTCTACGAAGTATCCAAACTCAAATAAGGATCTATCGTAAGCATGAAGCTTGCTGGTTTGTATATTGCGGATGTATCGCATAAAAAGGGAGGAGGCCGAAGCCTCCCCCAATTCCTCGGCAACTGCTTAGGCTTTGGAAACCAGTGCATTGACCAAAGCTTCGGGCTTGGTCACTTTGTAGCCGTAGACATTCAAACCACGAACGATGTTACCGAATGTGGATTGAGCGCGGATGGTCTCGACGTTTGCCATTTGTGAAGCAAAGGAGATTGCGTCACGTGTACCGGCAAGGATGTTCCAACCAGCAACGTCAGCAGCAGTACCTGTACCGCCGGTGGCTGAGTCGGAACCCAAGTCGGTGGCTGTAGGCAGGCTGTTGGAGACGTACAGGGTGAAGCGGTCGATCATACCCAACTTACCATTACGCAAGGGAGACTGGCTGTCGCCGGTCAAGTACGCTTGCTTCAGGTCAGAGTTCTTAATCATTGCAGCCATCCAAGAAGGAATGACCAACCAACGACCAGTCTCGGGGACGTTCTGCTCATCCAACACCTGACCCATGTCCAAAATCAAGTCCAACACGTTGGTCTTGCTAATAGCACGGGTAGCGTAGGTAGCGCCCAAGTTGATGTTGCCAGAAAGAGCACCGGCTGCTGCGCCTTTGTTTGCTGCGGCTGCGCCTGCTTTCACACCATTCAACACATCAGTGTCGATAGTGATCTTCATTTGCTCGCTGGCATCGTTGGTGAACATGTCCATCAACTTAACGTCTGCTTGAACGGCATCAACGTCATCCAACACTACGGAGAAGTATTGACCTTGGTCAATGTTCAACTCTAAAGGAGTGGATGTGGGGACTTCGTTCGTCAG